TTGGCGGCAGAGGCACCCGACAACAAGACGATTTCCTTCGATGCGGCGCACCTTAAAACACACCGGACGGCTTCAAGTCTCTGGGCGAAAAGGGGGGGCGTGGACGTCTAATCGGCTTTCTCAAGAAAGAGCATGGGAACCCGGCAAAGGGTATTCCTCTGTCTAAGCAGACAAGCGACGGCTGGGGGCCTTTGCCGGATGATATCAGAGCAGAGTTTGAAGCCGTTGCGCCGCCCCGCGCAGGTCTAATCTATGAACTGTGTTGAGGCACAGGACAGCGGATCGGTGACGTGGTGACGATCCGGTGGGGCCACATTTAGGATGGGGTCTACGACTTCACTCAAGGTAAGACCGACAAGTCTCTTTGGATACCGCTGACGGATCGCCTTAAGGACCATCTAGCGACGGTCGAAAAGAACGGTCTGACGGTCGTCATGGATAAGAACGATTAGCAGGTACACCAACATGCGATTTCCGGCGAGATGCGCAAGGTGAACTCAGAAATGCAACATCCAGACGCATTGAACTACGTCATGGATGGCCTGCGCAAGAATGCGACAATCGAACTCTACCAGTCCGAATGCGATGAAGAGATGGTCAAGGCCGTCACCGGGCGCTCAGGTGTGTAAATGCTGAAAAAGTATGGTGGTCAGGTGAGGCAACGCGAACTGGCTACACGTGCTCAGGACGCCGGTAATCGCATGGAACAGAACAGGTCCTTAACATGAATGTTTCAACGGCTGTTTCAAAAACTGCACTTAAGGAGTGAGCTTATGACGCAAGTCATTGAAATCATTGGAGGCGAGTACCGGAATCGAACCGGTCTACACGGATTTGCAATCCCTCTGATATCGTTGAAAAGGCAGAAAAAGATTGTAAACGTGCCCCTATTGGGGGTGTCCAGAAATCAACGGGTTACCAGCAATCTGTAAACCGAAAAAGTCGCGTAACCTTCTCTGATTTTGCCAAGCCTGCGCACAAGAGCATGTCCCGGACGCTGGGCTATTGCTTGACCCTCGGCACCGCTGAGGCGTGGAGTAGCTTTGCCTCTATCGCCGCAATTCGCCTTTCCCCTTTCGAGCGCGGCGCGATCGCAGCTGCTGCGTTGAAGTCCATGCCGATCGATCTGGCAGAAATGGCAGCGGCGGCTGTGATCGGCGCAGCTGGCGATCCTCTGCCCTCCTTTCTGGGCGGCATGGATGACGCGCGATTTTGGGCATCGATGGCAAGCCGATCGGAACGAAAAGCCTATGCGCTGGCGTCGTTCGAGGCGATGACCGCCAAGGATCGTGCTGCGTTCACACGCCACATTACGGGCGGGAGGGTAGCGGCATGAAGATGCTGGTTGAACGTACCCCCGTAAATCCACAGGCCGAACCGTTCGACTTGGCCGCAGTCAAGGAACACGCACGGGTCACGGCTGGTGACGACGACGCGGCGCTATCAAACATGGCATGGGCGGCGGCGGCAGAGGTCGAACAGGCCGCGCAGTGCGCTTTGCTGGATCAGCTGATCCGCGTTACCGTTTTCAGCCCGCTGGCTGATCCGTTTCTGATGCTGCCGATCGGCCCTCTGTCTGTAGGCAGTGAACCTATCGTCACGATCGACGGTCAACCTTTCGATGACTTCGCCTTTGCCAGTGGGCAGCGGGCGGTCATCTTGTGGCAGTCGGCATTCCATACGCTGACACCGTCCATGATGGTCATCGAGTATAGGGCAGGGTTTGGCGGCAGCTGGCCTGACGTCCCTTCGGACCTCAAGCAAGCGGTGCTGGATCAGACAGCCTTACACTACGACGGTCGTTCACCGCTGAACGTCCGCGACTTCAGCACGTCGCCGCATATGTCACGCATCGTCGCTCGCTACAGGGGGGTCACGCTATGACCGAGCTGCAGTTGGACGAACTACTTACATTCCGCTGGCCTTTGGTCCTGCGCCGCGCTGTGGCGTCTGGGGACGAGTGGGCGGCAGGCTTTGCCAAGTCCATCGCGCGACATGGCAAGCGCAAGAACTGGCATCCTTCGGAGCGGCAGGCGGCAGTGATGCAGCGCATGGTCAGTGAACTGAGCACCGCGCCCGAGCCTGAATTTGTGGTGATCGAAGACTGACAAAAAGAAAGCCTGCCGGTGACACGGCAGGCTTGTGCGGCAGATGGCGTTCACGGGTTAGCCAGGTCTGTCGCATCACGGTGTTACTTGGGAAACGGGTCAAAGCACAAGGGCAGCTATTCCGCGTCAAGCGGTCTCTCCAAGCCCTAAGGCCCCACTGCCACCCTCTACGGCGGTGAACATGGGAGAGCGGACTTTGCCGAGGGAATGGCAGGTCTGACCTAATGCTGGGGCTCGTCTGAATTGGCAGGGCAACATGGCGGCGGTCAGGGCGGGAGGCGGGTTTTGAACCCCGCTGCAGTAACCCGCTTTCTGACCGTCAACCGGGGTCTGAACTGATTGGCAGTGGGTAAGACAGAGCAACGATTGAACGAAGAGATACAAGAGAGGGCGCACGATGACGAAGCACAGCGACACGACACACACAGACCTGTTCGGAAATGGTCCCAATGCCCCGACTTTGAAAAATGCTGGGGGCCGGGGTATGAGTGTTTCTTTCTCTCTTCTTGAAAAAATCCGAGGAAAATCGCCCGGCGTTCGCGCAATTCAGTTTTTGAGCCTTCTTCGTATTCCCGAAGGCAAAAAGGCTGGAAAACCTCTTAAACTTGCAAATTTCCAGCGCAATTTCGTCAAAGGCGCATTTTCTAAGAATGTCACAGTCGGCGTGCTGTCGATCGGTCGCGGTAATGCCAAGACTGCGCTGTCCGCCGGTCTGGCGTTCGCTGACCTTGTTGGGGCGCTCGAGGAAAAGCCGCAGCCCAACCGTGAGATCATCTTCGCCGCGCGGAACCGGGATCAAGCCCGCATCGCTTTCAACTTTCTGCTGGGCTACATCGGCGGCTTGCCCGAGGAAGATCAGGCATTGTTCACGATCCGGCGCGGCTCCAAGCTCGAGGTCGAATTTGGCGGCAACGGCGGCGGTCTGGCGCGATGTATCGCAGCTGACGGCAAGTCTGTTCTTGGCGGCGCTCCGACGCTGGCGATCATGGACGAACGGGCGGCGTGGGAACGCGACAAGGGCGACAACCTCGAGAACGCGATCCTGTCCGGTCTGGGCAAACGCGACGGTCGGGCGCTGATCATTTCAACATCAGCTGCTGACGATACGAACACATTTTCCCGCTGGCTGGATGAACCGCCCCCGGGCAGCTACGTCCAAGAGCATCGCCCCGCTTTCGGCCTTCCTGCTGATGATTTGCCGTCCCTGCTGGAAGCAAACCCCGGTGCATCCGAAGGCATCGGATCGACGCCTGACTGGCTGGTCGCGCAGGCTCGTAGTGCAATTGCCCGTGGCGGTTCTGCCCTTTCGAGCTTTCGGAACCTGAACCGCAACGAGCGGGTGTCGATTGAGAACCGCAGCGTTCTGGTCACCGTCGATGAATGGCTGTCTGTCGAAGTCGGTCCCTCGGATCTGCCAGACCGCGAAGGCCCCTGCATTCTTGGCGTGGACCTTGGCGGATCGCGTAGCATGTCGGCAGTATCGTTCTACTGGCCCGACACCGGCCGGCTTGAGGCTCTCGGCACGTTCCCCGCATCCCCCTCGCTTGCAGATCGCGGCGCAGCTGACGGTGTATCCGGGCGCTACGTCGAAATGCTTGAGCGCGGCGAGCTGTCTGTGATGGGCGATAAAACGGTTCCACCGGGGCCGTGGCTTGCCGAGATTGTCCGCCAGCTCGACGGAATTCAGCCTGCCTGCATCGTTGGCGATCGGTTCCGCCATGCCGAATTCGTAGAGGCATTGTCCAGTGCGGGGATGGGCCGGGTGCCGTTCATCTGGCGCGGCTTTGGCTGGAAGGACGGCTCCGAAGATATCGAGCGATTCCGCCGCGCATTGTTCGATGGCGAAATCAAAGCAGTTCCGTCGCTGCTGCTGCGTTTCGCATTCTCTGACGCGGTGACCTTCATCGACATTGCGGGCAATGCGAAGCTTGGCAAAGGCCGTTCGCTGGGCCGGATCGATGCTGCGGCAGCAACGGTGCTGGCAGTTGCACAAGGTGCGCGAATGAAGGCGGCACCGCAGCGCAAGGAGCGTGTCACATGGGCATGAGTGCAACACAACTGGACCGCCGGGTGCAATTCCTGCGGGCCGAAATGATCGACGATGGATTTACGACCCGTCCGGGTCCGTTCGAGCCTCTGGGCGACGTAGTATTTGCCGAGCGGCGTGACATATCCGACGCCGAAAAGTTTACGGCGTCGACTATCCAAGCCGTTCTGTCGACGCGCTTCACCGTCCGGTCATCCACATTCACACGCGGCATCCTGCGAACTGATCGCCTGACTTGCGAAGGGCAGACCTTCGGCATTGTCGGGATCAAGCAAGTGGGCGGGCGTCTGACCTTTCTGGAAATCACCTGCACTGCGTCGGTGGCGTGATGGAAGGTATTCGCAGACAACACCCCCGGCATTCCAAGAAAGTCACCCGCACGAAGCGCTGGAAGGTGCTGCGGATGATGATCCTCGAGCGTGACAAGTTTCGCTGTTGTTCATGCGGCTGCGCTGGTCGGCTCGAAGTCGATCACGTCAAGCCTGTCCGGACGCACCCGGACTTGTCCTATGCCCCCAGCAATCTGCAATCGCTTTGCAGACCCTGCCACACCCGTAAGACCCGGATCGAATGCGGTCATCCCGCACCGATCCAATCGCCCGAGCGTGACGCTTGGGCAAACGCCGTTGCCACTCTGGCAGCACAAGCTACTCCCGCAAAATAAGGAAATATCATGCTGGAATCCGTAAAAATCGCCCGCCGTCAGTCGGAAATCCGACAGGCTCTTGCCGAGCTGGTAGGCAAGGAAACTCCCACCGAAGACGAAACTCGCCAGATGGGCACCATGGACGGTGAATACCGTTCCAATGAGACCCGTTACCGTGCAGCTCTGATCACGGAAGACACCGAACGCCGCGAAGCCGGTGACGAACTGGAAACCCGCTCCGATCGTGAATGGCAGGATCTGGTCGGTCGGTTTGAGCTGCGGCAGGTGGCCTTTGCGCTGGACGAAGGCCGCGCCCTGTCCGGTGCCACGAAAGAGATTGTGGACGAGCTGCGGCAGGCCGGAGGATATCAAGGCATTCCGATCCCGCTTGCCGCTTTGGAAACCCGCGCAGGTGAAACGCTGGCGGAAGATCAGGTCAATCCCCGAGCCATCCGTCCGATCATCGATCGGCTGTTCCCCGGTAGCGTTGCGGCGCAGCTGGGCGTCCAGAACATCAACATCACGTCCGGCGAGCTGGCCTTCCCGGTCGCGACGTCAGGCGCGGTGTTCGGCTGGCAGACTGATGAGCTGGGCAACATCGGCGCAGCGCAGAAGTTTGCGACCACGGAACGCAGCCTGAACCCTGACCACACTGGCGGTGCGCAGATGGTGATCAGCCGCAAGGCTCTGAAACAAGCGGGCGACGGTCTGGAAAGCGCGATCCGCCGTGATCTGAACGCGGTGATCGGTGCCGAGCTTGACCGCGTCGTGATCAACGGCAGCGGCTCAACTGGTCAGCCTTTGGGCATGATCCCCGGCGCTGCAGCCTATGGCATCACGGTCACGCCTGTCGATGCAGCGGCAAGCTGGTCGGCATTCCGTGCGCAGATCGTGGCATTCATGCAGGACAACGCAATCACATCTGCCAGTCAGGTCAATCTTGGCTTTGATCCGGAAATCTGGGCCGAGCTGGACGAAGCCCTGATCACCGGCACTGCGGTATCGGAATGGGACCGGCTGACCAAGCACGTTGGCACGCCCGCGATCACCAACGTGATCCCGACTGGCGCGGCGATCATGACGGCCAATGTGCAGGGCGTGGCCCCCGGCTATCTGGGGATCTACGGTGCCGTGGATCTGATCCGCGACCCCTACACGAAGGCGGGCAGCGGGGCGCTTGTCCTGACCGGTCTTGTCACCGCGGACTTTACCGTACCACGGGGCCTGCAAACCCGCATCCTGACCGGGATCGGAGGCGTCTGATGCTTTGGGGCAGTCACAACGGCAGCCTTGAGCTGCGGTCGGAGGGCGGGGCAACCCGCCTGACGGCCCGTTTCCCTTATGGCAGGGAAACGGAAATCGCGGCGGGGCGGCTAGAGGTGATCGCCCCCCGCGCATTCCGCGATCGGATCGAACGCGGTGAAGAAATCCACCTGCTAGCGGGGCATGACTTCAATCGCCCGCTGGCTTCTCGATCGGCTGGAAACATGTCGCTCACCGACACGGATGAAGCCCTTGTCATCGAAGCCGAAATCGACGGCGGCACAAGCTGGGCGCGTGACTTTCTGGCGGCGCACGGTTCTGGCCTGATCCGGGGCGTGTCACCGGGCTTTCGTGTCCCGCGCGGTGGTGAACGGATCGAACGGCGCGGCGCGGGCATCTTGCGCACGATCGCGTCGGCCGAGCTGTTCGAAATATCGACAGTGACCCGTCCGGCGTATCCCGAAGCGCAGATCGAGGCTCGCAACTGGCAACCCGTGGGCGAGGTTGTCCAGCGTGTCGCCGCCTACGCTCACTCGACACGGTGGAGGTAACGCTATGATCAAATGGCTGATGAATAAGCTGCAACCGATGGAAACCCGTGCCAGCGCGGCGGGTTACACCGGGCAGATGATGGCGGCGCGAGATAGCTTTCTTTCGTCGCGGCATGGCATCGCAGAACTGACCTCGACGGTGCAGTCCTGCGTCAGTCTGTGGGAAGGGGCATTCGCCTTGGCAGACGTGCAAGGCACAGACATTCTAACCCGGCGCAGCCTTGCCCTTGCCGCCCGATCGGTGGCTCTGAATGGCGAGGCGGTTTTCCTGATCGGTGATCGTGGCCTGATCCCTGCGACCGACTGGAATTTGACAACTCGCGACGGCGAACCCCGCGCCTACCGCCTGACTATCCCAGAAGCGGGTGCGATCCGCACGGTCACAGCCCTTGCGGCAGAGGTCATTCACCTGCGTATCGGGGCTGATCCTGCATCGCCGTGGGTTGGCACTGCTCCGTTGCGCCGATCGAGCCTGACAGGCGGGCTGTTGCATACGCTGGAAACGGCACTGTCAGAGACGTTTGCCAATGCGCCTTTGGGCAGTCTAATCGTGCCGCTGCCAGACACCGGGGCGGATGACATGGCAACCATGCGGGCAGCGTTCCGGGGTCGGCGTGGTTCCACGCTGGTCATTGAGGGCGTGGCACAGGCGACTGCGGCAGGGATGAACCCGCAGATAGGGCAAAAGTCTGATCAGCTGTCGCCCGATCTGTCGAAGTCGATGACGGCTGAAACGCTGACGGCGGCGCGTAGCGGCATTATGTCGGCCTTTGGTGTTCTGCCCGCCCTGTTCAATCAGGCGACGACAGGTCCAGTTGTGCGAGAGGCGCAGAGGCACCTTGCCGGGTGGACCCTGCAGCCGATCGCTATGCTCCTGTCAGAGGAAGCGACGGCAAAGCTGGGGTCTGATGTCATGATCGACACCATGCGCCCGGTCCAAGCCTATGACGTCGGTGGCCGCGCCCGCGCCCTCTCAGCAATCATAAAGACGATGGCCGAAGCGAAAGCCGCTGGCCTGACAGAGCCAGAGATGAACACAGCACTTACTCTGGTCAATTGGGGTGAAGGAGACAATGCGGCTTGATAGGTATCAACCTATTGGAGTGAGTAGCGTAATTAGAAAGGTAATAATGAAATACAGAATAGTGCCAGCACCGACTATGATCAGCGCCCAGATCAAATACTTGATCCAGGGCGAAAATTGTATTTGGGGTGCCATATTGAAAAATGTGCTAAGGCCCGATTTTGAACGAACGCTTAGGATAGCAGGTAATTCACCAAACGTATCAAGCATAGAAATTGTGAAGAACTCGTTGCCTGCGAGGTTTGGCACCTTAACGATTAGTCTGTTGTCGGTGATAGTCTTGGTCTCATATTCTCTAGGAGCCCAGATTTCAAGGTGCTGAGGCGGGTAATTGAGAAGGATCTCGATATCCTCTAGAGGTGCGCGACCATAATTTCTAATCCAAATTTGTTGAGTTCTGACGGGAAATCGACCTTTTTCATCAATTCTTGGCATGGAGTAATGGTATTGATGAGAAACAGACCAGATCAGCCGACCCTTTGCTGTAAAAAGCCTCCCAACTAAAGCGGTAAGAATGACGACAGCTACTGCTTGGACAAAATCTGATGATAAATACGAAATTAAGGAATCAGTCATCTGAATTTTCCAATCTAACGCCTTCCCCATGACCGTTCTTATTTATGAAATGTATTCCAGCACTCTCAAGAGCTTCTTTTATACGGCTCTGTGCAACCATTGAAACAGCTCGTCTTTCTTTCTCAAAATCGACGATAGTGGATAGGCCAAACCCGGATGCCCCAGCCAGCTCTGACTGTGTCATTCCGAGCAAGGCGCGAGCAGCTCTGCATTGTGCTGGTGACATTTTCAACATTTTCTATTGACGCAGTCAGTATTTATCTAATATCAACATTAAATATTGATACCTTAATCAAGAGCGTCTGACAATGTTGAAAGAACGCTTCGCGCGAACATCACCCTTATTTCCCACCGCACTCTTTTTGCGTCCCCCCCCATCGCATCAACTGCAAGCGCATCTTCCGCACAACATGAATACCCCGAGGTTCGGGTGTTCGCAGGATTGTGGTAAGCGGCAATCTGTCAGGATAGAGTGCACACCATAAAGCCTAAAGGTGTGGTAGACATTAACGATTGACATTCCACCTAAAGGTGCGATACGCATTTAGTATGAAGCAAGCTAAATTCATCACACTCGTATCCGATAGCCTTGGCGTCGAAGAAAAGACGGTGAAGGTTGTCGTGCGGGTTCTTCGCGAGGCAGGTCTTTTCACGACGGGCGCACGCGGCGTGAATGCTCCTGAAAACACATCACTTGATGCGGCGCGGGTAGTATTGGCGCTGACCGC